TGCTCTAGGTCTTTGTAAAATTGTTAATTTTTTATTAGCAGTATTCCATTTGAATTCTATAAACGAACCAAACATACGTCCTACAATTTCTTGATATCCAGAAAATAGTTCATATGATGCAAGACCTCCCATATTAGAACTTGCTAATAGATAGGTATTTGTATATGCTAAGTTAAACGGTTCAAACATAGAGCCGCCATCGCCGCCACCTGTTCTTGAACCTATTGAACGTCTATGTATTTTTCTAACTTCAACTATTTCGTTAGGTAAAATATATTCGTTTTGATCAATAATAGTAGGTAAAAATACGTATGATTCTTCCACAGAATTATCTGATCTTTGTCTAAATTTACTGAATGCTTTATCTAATGCTGTTTGATAATGAATAGGATCAAGTTCTACATCAATCATACCACCGCCGAGCATTGTATGCACGTAATCAAAGATTTCTTGTTTCTGTGTTTGTAGATCTGCCATAAATGTTCTCCGTATTGTCCTCATAGTATTTATCGTTCTTATCGTTCCGATAAATACTTGTATGCCAAGACTTAGTTTATATAAACCCGAACGCGGTAATGATTTTGAATTTTTAGATAGACAGATTCTAGAAATGTTTACTGTTGGTGGTACTGATCTATTTGTACACAAGTATTTAGGGCCTAAAAATCCTGATACAGCAGATGCTACAGCAGACCAACCACAATATGATGCTGTATCTCATACAAATATTCAAGACTTGCTATTTTTAGAAAATAGAGATAGAAAGTATGACAAAGACGTCTATACTATGAGAGGTGTTTATAGTGTACAAGATGTAGACTTTGATCTAAGTCAATTTGGTTTATTTTTACAAAATGATACACTAATGCTTACTATCCATATTAGAAGTAGCGTTAAAACATTAGGTCGAAAAATAATGCCAGGTGATGTAATTGAATTACCTCACTTAAGAGATGAGTATGCACAAAATGATATGGCTGTAGCATTAAAAAGATTTTATGTAGTTGAGGATGTGAATAGAGCATCTGAAGGATTCACACAAACATGGTATCCGCATTTGTATAGATTAAAACTTAAACAAATACTTGACAGTCAAGAATATAAAGATATACTTGATTTGCCGGCAGAAGAAGATGCGCCAGGTGGCAGTACTTTAAGAAACTTATTATCTACGTATGAAAAAGAAATGCAAATTAATAATGCAGTTGTTAAACAGGCAGAAGCAGATGCTGCAAAAAGCGGATATGATACTAGTCATTTGTTTACGCTACAAGTAGACGATGAAGGAAAAACTGAATTAGTCACTGTAGATTCTGCAACACTTGATGCATCAGATGGTATTAATGTTGATAAAGTAATGGTACCGCCTGATAAAAATGGTTATCAAGGATATCTATTAGGTGACGGATTACCACCAAACGGTGAAACATTTGGACACGGTATTAGTTTTCCGGTCGAACCATCAACACATGATTATTTTTTAAGGACAGATTTTTTGCCAAACAGACTATTTAAATATGACGGTAACCGTTGGGTTAAATTAGAAGATGGTGTGCGTATGACTCTTACAAATACAGATAATAAATCTACATTAAAAGGCGGATTTGTAAACAATACTAATGCAGATACAATTGGCGGAGAAACAGTTCAAGAACGTCAGAGCTTATCAAAAGCACTAAAAGCTAAACCAGATAATTAAGGTATAATATAAATGCAACATTTTTACGATGGCCAAATAAGAAGATACTTAACTCAAATGATAAGACTTATGAGTAACTTTTCTTATGAAGACGGCGATAAAAAACTGACACAAATACCTGTTATGTATGGTGATATTACTAGACAAGTTGGAAGTATTATTAGAGAAAATTCTGAAAATAAGATTCCTAGTGCGCCAAGAATGGGAGTATATGTAACAGGAATTGAGATGAACACAGCTATGCTTGCTGATTCTAGTTTTATTAGTAAGGTAAATGTAAGAGAAAGAGCTTACGATTCTCAAGGTCAAGAATACTTAAATGAATCAGGAAAAAATTATACTGTAGAAAGATTAATGCCTACACCCTACACATTATCAGTAAACTGTGATATATGGAGTACAAATACAGATCAAAAATTACAAATATTAGAACAAATTTTAATGTTGTTTAATCCTAGTTTAGAAATACAGACTACAGACAATTATATTGACTGGACTAGTTTAAGTGTTGTTAATTTAGACCAAGTAACATTTAGTAGTAGATCAATTCCAACTGGAACTGAATCAGAAATAGATGTTGCTACATTAGGATTTACTGCTCCAATTTATATTTCACCTCCTACTAAAGTGAAAAGACTTGGTGTCATAACAAATATTATAACTAGTATGTTTGACGAAACTGGTAATATTAACAATATTAATCCAGATAAAATATTTGATAGTTTTGGAAAACAAATAGAAAGCGAACTATCTTCAGACTTTGATAGTCAAGATACTGTTATGCCAGTACTTAACACAGACCATACAGAAGTACATGGTAGGGTTGGAGTATTACCTACAGGAGAAATAGAACACATTACACAAACTGGTAGAGTAAGACGTGGCACAGCAGATGCAGTATATGGCTTATCACATAAAGGACACGATTTACTTGTGCTAAACAGTACATTACAATTAATTCATAAAGGCATAGTTGGAAATACATTATGGTCAACTTACTTAGATGCTATACCTGGAAACTTTAGATCAGGACTTTCGCAAATTAGGTTGGCAAGGAAAGATCTTACAAATGATATTGTAGGCACGTTTGCTGTTGATCCTACAGATGATACAAAAGCAGTAGTAAATTGGGACACAGATACTTTGCCAAGTGATACTATTATTACTAGTACACTACAAGAAAAAGCAAAAATTGATTATATTTTAGATCCTACAAAAACTAACCCTACAACATTAAAAACTGCTGGCAACAGAATTTTGTTACTTGGTGCAATTGGTTCAAGTGTTAATGTAGATGGAGCAGATGCATGGAAAAATGCTGACGGTACTGACTTTATTGCTAGTGAAAACGACATATGTGAATGGGATGGAACTAAATGGGTAATTGTATTTGATGCGTCTACTAAAACTGAAATACTTACCGATATCACATATGTTACTAATTTAAATACAGGTGTGCAGTATAAATGGGACACGTTTGAATGGGTACTATCGTTTGAAGGTGAGTATCCAGACGGCACCTGGCGCATAGTATTTTAAGATAATTACTTATATGAATAATATTGTCTGTAGTGGTGCTCTCTTCTATACCCTTGATACTAATAGATTTTTATTTTTATTTAGATCAAACGGCAAAAAAGCTGGCTTATGGGGATTAGTAGGAGGTACAAATGAAGGAGTAGAAACTCCTTTTGAGGGATTACAAAGAGAAATAAAAGAAGAAATAGGTAGCTTACCTGAGATAAAAAAGGTACTTCCTTTAGAATCCTTTGTATCTAACGATGCCCACTTTCACTTCCATACATACTTGTGTGTTATTAAGAGTGAATTTATTCCTAAATTAAATAATGAACACAGTGGCTATGCTTGGTGCAGTTTCCGTAACTGGCCAAAGCCTTTACACTTAGGTCTACGTAATACACTTCAGAGTAAAGTAAACCTTACTAAACTAGAAACTGTGTTTGAAACAATTAATTTACTTGACAATTAAATTAATAGAAAGTATAATATATATATGAAGGTATTAGTCTTTGGTGATGTAATAACTGACAAATATATTTACGGTACTAGTTCACGAATTAGTCCTGAAGCACCAGTACCTATAGTTAATATAAACAAAGTTTCAACGTCATTAGGCGGCGCAGGACTTGTATACGAGAACTTAAAAAGTTTAGGTGTAGATGTTACACTATTAGAAACAGAACAACCTCGTAGTGTTAAAACACGGATTATTTGTGATGGACATTATATAACACGTCTTGACGAAGATGAATATGCAGATTCAAACGCTGTTTTACAAAATGTATTGCATAGTGACTTTTCACAATGGGAATACGTTATATTAAGCGATTACAATAAAGGAGTATTAGATTGTTCAAAAGAAATTATTGAACACATAAACAAATTTAATTGTAAAGTTATTGTTGATCCTAAACGTGACGCAGATTTTTATCAAGGTGCTTGGTTAGTTAAGCCAAATGCAAAAGAACTTCTTGACTTTAATTTTAATAATTGGCAAGATAATATTATTACTACAGATGCAGGAAACAATGTAGTTGCTACAATAGATACAATTAAGTATACTATACCTGTAGAAAAAGTTGAAGTATCTGATGTTACTGGAGCTGGTGATTGTTTCTTAGCAGGATTTGTATATGCCTTGACTAAAGGATATAGTTATAAAAAATGCCTAGAAATTGCTATTAGAGGGTCGACCAAAAGTGTAAGACATTCTGGCACATATATTCTTAAGCAAGAGGATTTGAATCAAGGTATAGTATGGACTAATGGTGTGTTTGATATATTACATACAGGACATTTAGAATTATTAAGATATGCTAATACGTTAGGAAAAAAACTTATAGTAGGCATTAATAGTGATGCAAGTGTAAAAAAGTTAAAAGGTGAAACTCGACCTATTAATAGTGCAGAAGTTAGAAAGAAAAGTTTAGAAACGCTACCGTGGGTAGATGAAGTAATAATATTTGATGACGATACACCGTTAAAACTAATAGAAACTATACAACCTAATATTATTGTAAAGGGCGGAGATTATACTATTGAAACAGTAGTAGGACATGAAATAGCTGATGTTGTAATTTTTCCTACTATAAAAGGACATAGTACAACTGAAATTATAGATAAAATGAAGGCAAATCATGAAAGCTGAAATACTTGCAGAAAATATAGTTAAGGGTTCGGGCGGTCACGGATTAAAAAAAGACCAGCTAGTAAAAATTTTTACTAGTATAGCTAACTTAGAAGACTTTGCATACACTATGAAAAAAGTATTAGAACACGGTGGCAAAGATTATTTAACTACACAAAGTTTTGAATATGATATTCCGTCATTTACTAATTTTACTAAATGGCATCATGTTGATGAAAAATATAATTTAAACTGGGGATTTGATAAGAAAGACGCAGGATGTTATATGTATGGAATTTTCAAAGATACTTCTCCTAGCAAAGTAGACATTTTACAGTCAGAAGTAATTTATATTGGTGAGAGTAGAGCAACTACTAGGAACTGTATGCTAGGACGAAGAACAGATTTTAAAGGTACTGTAAAAAACGAAAGGTTATCACCTTATGGTTGTGGTACAGCATTCAAAGAAAAGTTTGGTAAAGAAAATATAAAATATGTGTATCAAGCATATTTGCCAATGCATAATAGT